TCGCCAGCAGTTTCACGAGATTCATTCTCGACCTCCTGACGTTTGACGCTGACAAACGAGCGCGCCACCGCATAGCCGCCGACAATGCCCAAATACACCGCCCAAATTTCCGCCGATGGATCGGGCAACATCACAAACTTAAACGTCCCCGCCGCGCATGCAACGTTTGCCCATAACTTCGAATGTGAAATGCCTCCTGTCGCGGGGTTTTTGAAAATGTCAAAAATGCGCATCTTAATAACCATCCCAACCGTCAATCATATTTCTTACTTTCTCGCCTTGCGTTTACGCGCCGCACGTTTCGCGGCTGCCACGCCTGATTTACCCAAGCGCAGGCTCGGATGTTGTTTCAAAGAGCCTACCCGAACAGGGCTTGGCGTGATTTTGATTTCAGGTAACGGCGGTACGCCAAAACCGTTTTTTAACTTTGCACAATAGGCAATAGATAAAGCAATCAAAGACTTTTTCATACCTTCACCGCTCCCAATTCCATCGCAATCGCGTCCGCAATCGCGCGGCAGATGCCCCATTTAGTAGTCTTAAACAAGGCCAAATCAGTGTCGTTACTGATAAAAAACGGCTCAAACACAATGCCGCCGGCTTGTGCATAAGCCAGGCGCGAATGCTGGCCCGCATTGTCGGGTTTAAAGCCGTCTTCGCCGCGCAGTTTCCAGCCGGTAGCCTTCGCAACAGCCTTGCTCAGCACCTGACACCAGCGTTTGTTTTTGACGGTACTCAACGCCTCAATGCCCGTAGCTGCTTTGCTGACGGCCGCATTGGTATGGAACTCAATCGCCAAATCCGAGCCGCGAATCAGTTTTACAGCCTCGCGCAGCGGCATATTGCCTTTGCCCGTGCCGTCGGTTTTAACGGTCAAGCCGTAGTCATCGCGCAAAATAGATGCCACGATGTTGCGCATATCCTGCGCCAAGTCCGCCTCACGGTCGGAGCCGTTGACCGCGCCCGGGTCGGTGTTGCTGTGGCCGGCGGTTAAAGTTACAGTTTTGCCCATAAACATCTCCGAAAATCAAATCACAATTTATTTTCAAAACCTTATTTAACCTTTTCAGACGGCATAAGACGGTCGGCACAAATGCACTTACTGTTCCGCAGACAAAAAAAAGCCCTGCAAAAAGCAGGGCAAAGGTCCACTCACAAGAAACACACAACACAATTACGCCGCAAATAAATCCGTCTGCGCTCTTGCCGCCGCCTCGCGGTCGGCCTCTTTCAAAATGTATCGGATATTGCGCGTAGACAGCCGATGAGCCAACACCAGCTCGCGCACAATAACCAAATCGCTCAAACCCTCCGCGCTCATCGCATCATACTGCCGGCGGATAAATCGATTGCGCAGCTCGCGCATCGCGTCCCAGCAGCGAGGAATGGCTAAGAAAGGCTGACCGGCATAGGCTCGCTCCAATCGTCCCGCAGCCTCCTCGCCGATGTCCTCGACCAGTTGAGCGTGTAAGATTCGGCTCTGGCGCGTATTGCGCCGGCGGTTGGAAATCGGGTAATTCGTCCCGCCCCAAACCTTGACCATGTGAAACGCCGCTTCCAGCCCGATGACCGTAATCATCGCCACCACGCTCTGCGGCAGAAGATGTTTCACATCCTCAAAATCCTGCTCTGTCATTTCCCAACTTACACTCATTCCTATTCCTCCTTCTTCTTTCGGTTCGCCGCAATCTGCAAAGCCGCCACCAGCTTGTGCATATTGCCGTCGGACAACCATTCCACGCGGTCAACTTTAAACATCTTTTTCGCCGTACCGTGCGCATAATTCCAAGTCCAGCCGTTATCCAGCAGCAGGGCTTCGATTTTCCGCATCATCGGATCGGCAGAGCTTCGGCGGTTCGGACGACGGCCTGCCGTTTTCTTCGGCGTAAACCCATGTTGGCGTAAATCCTCGACCACGCGTTCCAACTCAGGAATACTGCACTCCGTACACGACCGCTTGCCCGTCACACGCTCCAACACCGCGCGATAGGTACCGTCATCCAAGCCCAGCTCCTTTTGAGCGATTTTAATTTTAGCAATCAACGCACGGCGCATTATTCCTCCAATACAACATATAGTATAAATTAGCGCATATTATACCAATAAAATACAATATATAGTATTAAGCCGCTGTTTTTTTTTGCGAAACTGACAGCACAAAAAAAGGCCGTCTGAAACAGGTTTTAAACCCTATTTCAGACGGCCTTTAATCCATCTTTAAAAGTCCCAGCCTTCCATCATTCCTGCCAACATACTAACCACTCCTGATTATATTGCTTCATGATTCATTGCGGAACTTTGGCGTTTTGCGCGCCGCGATGGTCAGCGGTTCGCCCGTTTTCGGATTGTGTCCCTGACACTCGGCGGATTAGGCGGCGTGAAACGTGCCGAAGCCGACCAGCGTAACGTCTTTTCCATCTTTCAATTCTTGCGTTACCACGCTGACAAACGCATCAACAAACTCCGCTGCATCGCGTTTGCTCAATTCCGCCTCGTCGGCGATGGCTTGGATTAATTCGGATTTATTCACTTTTGACTCCTATTTAGATTTAAATGCGGCAGACCGTGCCGCGCGGGTTATGAATTTGCAATTTCAGACGGCCTTTAATCAAGCTTTAAACGCCAAAGAAAAAAAAAACCAAACCACCCCGAAGCAGTAATAAATAAAGGCTTTTTTTCGGGCGCGCATAGCCTCTTTTTCTCCTTCTTTCACTTTTTCCCACACGAGAAAAGCGGTTTCTAATTTTCGGTTGGCGTTTTCGACTTGAGCGTGGATGTAGAAGGAATCGCGTGCGGCAGTTCTTAAAAATTCCAGCTCATCGGTATTTAAATTTCCGTTTTCCATCACGACATCTCCCGCTTTGACATACCTTGTATAGCCCCAATCTTTCCAAGCATATCAATAACATCTTGCACAGCAATCCAAGTTAATTGAGCAGGAGTGCCGCCATCTCGGATAAGGAGATCTCCATGAGGTACATAGCTAACTTTACCATTAGGCAAATCTTCAATTTCAATCACAATTTTCGCCATCACGCCAACTCCTGCTCAGTAGGCTCAATCACAAAATCCTCAAGCCCCGACACAATCTTAATCCCCGGCACTTGGCCGTCTGAAAAACGCTCTTTTTGATTCAGGATGGCATCTTTGTCGATTTCCTTTTTTGTGCGGACAAACTCGGCAAAGGCGGATTTCTCCGAGAGCCACGCCAAGACGGCAGCCACGCCCGTTACCTTGACGGATGGCGGACGGATGCGCCATTTAATCAGGCCGGTAGTAAAGTCCACTGTTTTGGTTTTACCGTTTTCCGTCAGCTCGTCCTTATGCGCTTCGCAGTATGCGGCCACACGTTCCGTCAGGCTCATGATTTCGGCACACATCGGCGCGGCTTTGGCGGCATATTCTTCTTCGATGACCGCTTTTTTGTCTCCGGCTTCGGTTTCCAGGCGTTTGACTTCGCGCTGCAAATCACCAATTTTGCGGATAAACGCAGTAACTTCCGCTTTGTCTTGTGCCGCTTCGATAGCGGGCTGTTTGATTCGGGTTTTAGCCATTTGCTTTTTCCTCCAGTTTGTTGAGTAGTTGATATACTTCGCTTGCTTCAAATCCTTTAGTTTCAGCAAAACTGATAAAGGCATCCCAGTCTTGCTCTAAATATTCGTCCAATAGACGGTACTCGTGCGGTTCAATCATGATGTTTTCCTTTAATCTTGATCTGATAAGTCTCGTAAAATTTGACTTAAAAAATTCTCGTGGAGTGCTGTTTGCCTTTTTCTCAGATAGCCTGCTGCAGCATGTCCGGCAAAGATTGCAGGAGTTTTTTCACTATCATCTCCCAATCCTTTGATTTCAAAATCAAATAAGCTTTTGGTACTATCTTTAATAGTAATAATGACTTTAGCCATTTTCTTTTTCCTTTCTTAGTTTACTTTTCGGTCTGCATCTCTCAACTGTCTTGCCAGTTGCAATGCTTTTAAATTAGTGACAGCAGCCTTGATAAATCCTTCCGTATCTCGGGCGGCATCACTGCATACGCTGTCTAAAAATTCCGTTGTCAACGCAGCCATCAGGTCGGGAGCTTGATACTCACCGTTTATCTTGATTTCGGGCAACTCGACGCGACACTTCCCATTTTCCGCAATGATTTTAAAAACATACTCTTTCATTTCACTTACCTTTCTTGTTTAAAACATCTTTCACTTCCGCCATTTTCTGACGGCCTTTTTCCTTATCCGGCGCGGGCTTTGCCAGCATCGCCCTTGGTATCAACCGTGGCGGCAGGTTGCGGAGCAGTTCGGCGGGGTGCGGCCATGTTTCCGCCGCCTGCAATACCTTAAACCCCGTCTGAATCCGTATCGGGTCATACTCCGGCGAGACGATTTCTTTTTTCTCCATCAGTTTCCGATACCAAATTTCCGCAACTACCGGCATATCCTGCGCTGCCGGTCGGTTGGGTAGATTGAGCGCGGCAAGCAATGTAAAACCTGAAGCGATTTCTCGTTTCGCCCAATCTTCTCCTGCCCATTCGCCCAAGGCTGCCACACCCTGCCGCAGCTTGGACGGTGCGCCGCCTTCGCCCCCTCCCCCCCCCCCCGCG